GTAAAGCAGCTTAAGAATAGATACGCTGACAAGAACAAAAACAAAAGATTTGTTGTTGGTGTTGATATGGAGAAGATGAGACTATACAACGTTGATAACTCAGCACATGACGATGTTATGGACTCTCCGGTGTTTGATAACACGAACACGGCTGAAAAATTCAATATGGACAAATTTAAGGATTTTATGTAGTGAACAAAGTAAAACTTCTTGCAATGACCCAGCCTGAAAAAGAATCAGGAATTCCAGACTCTTCTGGTCTGATTGCATATTGTGCAAGAGTTAGTAATCCTGACAATCAGGGCAACTATGAAACAGCGCCAAGATTGATTGATTATCTGATCGAACATGCACACTGGTCTCCTCTGGAAATGGTGAATCTTGTTTTTGAGATTGACTGTCCGAGAGACATTGCACGGCAGATTTTACGACACAGATCTTTCTCTTACCAAGAATTCTCTCAAAGGTATGCAGAGGCAACCCAACTTGGTATGACAACTAGAGAGTTTAGACTGCAAGATCAAAAGAACCGTCAGAATTCTATTGAGATGGAAGATGATGAGTTAAAGAAGCAGTGGGAAGCAAAGCAGAAGCAGATCCAGCATGAAATCACTATGGCTTATAAGTGGGCTTTAGAGAACAACATGGCTAAGGAATGTGCTAGAGTTATTTTGCCTGAAGGTATGCAGATGACTCGTATGACAATGAACGGAACACTAAGGTCTTGGTTACATTATCTTGATCTTAGACAGGCCAACGGCACTCAGAAAGAACACACAGAAATTGCTATGATGATGAAGCCTATTGTATCGAGAAAGGTTCCTATCGTGTCTAAGTGGTTAGACAGGATATAGCTGTTTAGATAAATACTGCCTGAAGCAAAAGTTTTGATTTTTGAATCAAAATGTTGGAGACGAGATGGCAGACCCAAAAACTACAAATAGATTTGTTAGTACTGATTCAAAGTTTGACTTTTATGCAAATGTTATATCACATGCTGAATTGTATGCTAATAATATCAGTGCTAACAGTTTTAACGTTGGTTCACAAACCTTAGAAGAATATATTCAAAGCGTTGGTGGCGGTAGCGGTGACGTGACTAACAACTATGTTACTGCTACTTTTGTTTCTAACAATTATCTTGAGGATATTAAAAGCACTTTTGGTACTGGTGATGTAACAAATAATTACTTAACTGCTATTTTTTCTTCTAATAATTATATTCAAGATATATTAGATACCAAAGCAACCAACACTTACGTTAATTCTACGTTTAGCTCGAATAATTATATTCAAGACCAGTTAGATTTAAAAGCTACAAACACATACGTAAACTCTACGTTTACGTCGAACAACTATGTTGAAGGTAGATTTACTTCAAATAATTATGTAGAATCTCAGTTATCGAATAAAGTCAGTACTACTCATTCAGGTGACGTAAGTATAACAGGGAACGTTACTATAACCAGCACCGAAGATGGAAGTTCTGCTGGACCAGATCTGATTCTTTATAGAAATAGTGCCTCTCCTAATGACGGTGACTACATAGGTCAGATTCAATTTAAAGGTAGGCAGGATGGTCCCGGTGATGAAATATACGCTAAGGTCACTGGTAAAATTTCTGATTCGACTAACTCGACAGAAGATGGATTAATTGAAACTGCAATTAAGGGCAATGGAACATTTACCATTGTAAGCAGACAGAAATCCAATGAACTTCAACTATTAAATGGTGTCGGATTAAGTGTCGATGGAAGTATAACTGTAGGTGGTACAGTTGATGGAAGAGACATTGCATCTGATGGGTCTACTCTTGATAGTATTAGTAGTACTTATGCGTCTAATAATTATTTAGTTACAACATTTGCGTCTAACAACTATCTACAAGATAGATTGACTGCTTTCGGAAATGGCGATGTTACCAATAATTACTTAGTGGCAACATTCACATCTAACAACTATGTCCAGACACAACTTGGTTTGAAGTTAAATTCTTCTTCGTATACTGCTGCAGATGTTCTTACAAAAATTAAAACAGTAGATGGTGCCGGATCTGGTTTGGATGCGGATACTCTAGACGGTCTCCAAGGATCTTCTTATTCCTCTAATAACTATATTACTAATCACTATACCACTAATAACTATATTCAAACATTTGTAGCCGCAGAAGTAGCTGGTATAGTAGATTCTGCACCAGCGGCTCTGGACACACTAAATGAACTTGCTGCAGCGCTCGGTGATGATGCTAACTTCTCTACTACGGTGTCTAACCAAATTGGTTTGAGAGCTACTAACACATATGTTAATTCTACGTTTAGTTCTAACAACTATATTATTGGTAACTTTGCGTCTAACAATTATGTTACTGGAAACTTTGTTTCTAACAATTACCTGACCGCAGGGCAAATTTCAAATATTAACGTTTCTCAGCTTCAGGTTGGTGAAGAAGATAGTGCAGCGGGTGGAGTTCTTACGGTATATGGAAGGCAGACTGGAGAAACAGTTGGTGGTGAGATAAGACTTCATACTGCAGCCGATCATGATACCAACATTCCATATTATGCAATAAAAACTTCTGGCGAAGATTTTGTTATCGAGCTTAATGGCGGCACAGATGTTATTACTATCGATTATAGTACAGGCTCTGTTGACGTTCCTACAGGAAGAGTGGATTTAGGTGTATCTGATAACACCTATGGTGAACTAAGACTGTATGGTAATGGAACTGGATCATCACAAGGCGGCTTGATTAGAATGTATACTGCTGCTGATTATGATTCGTCTATCGATTTTTTTAACATGAAGGCTACTTCGGATGATTGGCACTTAGAAAAAGGCAATGGCGATGATATCTTATCTTACTATGGCGGCTCTAACGAACTTAGATTTGGAGCCACATTAGCTTATGTTTCTGTCGGAGCATCTGACAGTTCTAAAGGATCTTTATATCTTTGGTCTGATGGTACAGGAAGCGTTAACGGTGGCGAACTTAGAATCTACAATGCACCTGACCATGACACCAATGTAAACTATTATTCTATCTATGCTGAGTCTGGTGACTTGTTGATATCTTATGGGTCAACAGATTTCTTGCAATATGATGAAACTGCCTCTCAATGGCTGATGCCTAGAAGTGGTGGTTTAGATGTGACAGGTAATATTACAACATCTGGTACTGTTGATGGCCGTGACGTAGCAGCAGACGGTACTAAACTTGATGGCATTGAAGCAGGAGCTACTGCTGACCAAACAGCAAGTGAAATTTTAACTGCCATTAAAACCGTAGATGGGTCTGGTTCTGGATTAGATGCCGATACTTTAGATGGTCAGCAAGGTTCATACTATCTTGACTGGACTAATACTACAAACAAGCCTGACCCTGTAATTACTTTAGGTGGTGATCTTTCCGGTTCTGTTACGCTTACAGATCTAGCAAGCGGAACTCTTACAGCTACAATCCAGCCAAACTCTGTTGCGCTTGGTACAGATACTACTGGTAACTATGTTGCTACAATTTCCGGTACTACCAATGAGATTGAAGTATCTGGTTCTGGATCAGAAGGGGCTGGAGTAACAGTAGGTCTCCCTAATGATGTTACAATCGGTAACGACCTTACAGTTACTAATGATATCATTCAAACTAATCATACGTTTGTATCATCAACAATTACAACAACATCTACAACACAAACCAACTTGGACACATTCAGCACTTCTACTTATTCTGGTGCAGAAGTAAATGTTACTGCCATTTCTAATGGTGAGAGACACATGACTAAAATTCTTGTTGTCCATGATGGTACGACTGCATATGCTACTGAGTATGGTTCTATTTTCACAAACACATCGTTAGCTACATATGATGTAGATATAAGTTCTGGCAGCGTCAGACTTAGGGTTACTCCTGCATCTGCAACTTCTACTGTATTCAACACTTCTATGATGCTAATTGAAAACTAAGGATAAATTGAATGGCAACTCTGTATGGAGCCTCACTACCGTTAACTGATTTGTCATTATCGTTGGATGTTGGTAATCCTAAAAGTTATCCGGGCAGTGGAACAACTTGGAGTGATTTAAGTGGTAACGGTAATCATGCCACTTTCTCTGGTAGTCCATCTATATCTAATGGTATCATTACTTTTGATGGCACTGATGATTTTGCTACAATTTCTACAGATGGAACTGGGTCTTTAGATTTTTCTAATGAACAGACAGTAGTAATGTGGTTAAAACATAGCTATACATCAGGCCGTAAAAATCCTTGGGATCAAGCATATGGTGGTTATGGAACTTGGACCCACGAACAGGGAAATAACATGAATGGATATTATGGAGATGCTGGAGGTGATGCTCAACCTACTTCGTCAAGTAACTCAGGGACAACTGAAAGAAATGTTTGGAATTGTATGGTCAGAGGAAGAAATACCAGTCAAATATTTTGGTGGCAAAATGGAGAAAGAACATCGACAGCAACCAATTCTTACGGAACTCTAACAACCACAACTAATGATATTAGAATCGGAAGAGGATATGCTGGATACTGGATTGGAGAGATGGGTCCGGTGTTAGCATATAAAAGATGTTTGTCTGATGATGAAGTTCTTCAGATTTATAATGCTATGAGAGGAAGATTTGGAAGATGAGTCTCCATCACAATCCTAGAATCGTTACTGATGGTTTGGTGTTTGCTTATGATATGAATAATGCTGCTAAGTCGTTTAAAGGTAAACCGACAACAAATTTATTTGATAATCCTGTTTTTGCAACAGGAACTAGAGCGCCGTGGAGTTATCAAACAACTGCAAATGGCGACAATTCTATAGATACATCTTTTACTTATGAAGGGTTCAATACGGCTAAAATAGTTAGAACATCAACAGGCGGTGAAGCAAACTATTGGGTCAATTCTTCAAGTGTAGTGTCGGGTGATATAAACCCAAATACTGAATATACATTCTCAGCTTATGCATATGCAACAGTAGCCAATCAAGCAGCACTCTTTAGTTATTTTGGAACACAGTCTAGTGGTTTTGCTTATCATCCCGGAGGTGGAAAGTGGGTTAGATTAGCTCATACATTTACTTCTAGAAGCACATCACCTTATGTTCAGCTAAGAATGTGGAGTGATACTATAACTTTAAATACTCCAGTATATTTTACTAAACTTCAGTTAGAAGAAGGTTCATTTGCTACTCCTTGGGTCAATGGCACTAGATCAAACACTCAAGCACTCTTAGATATGTCCAAGAGTAAAAATACTGTTACTGCTAGTAGTCTTACATATAATAGTGACGGAACATTTGAGTTTGATGGAACTTCAGATTACATTTCAGTTTCTAATAGTAGTTCATTAAATCCTTCCATTAACACTTTAATTTGTTGGGCAAAAAGCAACACTTCTACTTGGAATGGAACTGGATTCTTAATGAGTAAAAGAAATGTTTTTGTAATGCATCCAAATGGGGGTGCTAAATCAGTAAGTTACTATTATCATTTAAATAATTCTTGGCAGGCTCAATTTATAACCTCCTCAGATATTACTGTTTGGAATATGTATGCCTGTAGTTGGGATGGCACAAACATAAACGCTTATCTTAATGGAGAATTAATAAACTCTGGTACAAAAACTGGTCCTTTAAATACTTCTGATACTGGTCCAATAGAAATAGGAAGAGATGATGGTATAGCTACAAGAGTTTTTAATGGTCATATTCCTTTTTCTTTAATTTATAACCGAGCATTAACAGCAGCAGAAATCAAACAAAACTTTAATGCTACTAGAGGAAGGTTTGGAATCTAATGGGAGCACATTCTGGACCAAATATTGTTAATGATGGATTAAGATTTGTAGCGGATGTCAATAACATCAAAAGTTATTCTGGAAGTGGAAATTCATGGGAAAATGTTATTGACAATTATCAATCTACTGGTACCTCTATTCCTAGTGTTTTTAATGCACCTGATTGGTTATCTTCTACTCTTACTGAAGTTTCAGTAATAGCAATAGTAGAAGTTATAGGAAGTGATACCGTTTATGCATACAACCCAGTATCTAAATGGAATAACACTTCTGATGCCACCTTTGTTCTCTATCATTTTCAGCAATGGACAGATAATCTTAGAACAAATATGTTTGGATGGTATGCTAATAGAGGTTCAACATGGGGAGCTGTTAGCTCACAATATTTTAGTGATCCCGGAAATACATACATATTTGCATTACAATACAATTCTACAGATGGCGGTCTGATGTGGATAAATGGAGAAAAATATGGATCTAGGCTGGGCAGTGGCGTTTTAGCCTCAAGCACTAACAACATAAGAATAGATGGAGGTCCAGTTGAAAGATCTGGAATACATCACACTAAAAACGTTTTAATTTATGACCGTGAATTAACTGATGATGAAATGGTGCAAAATTATCAATCTTTGAGGTCAACATATGGAATTTAATATTGTAGAAGAATCTAATATTTTCTTAGAGGACGGATCAACTCTACCTCCTTTTAAAGTTATAGATGAAGATGGAAATGAGATTTTTAGTGCAATGACTTTTAATGAATGTGAAGAGTATATTAACAATATAAATAATTAAAAAGCTAATCAGGGGAAAGTGAACCGATGGCTAATAACAAAAAGTTTGTTGTAAAAAATGGTCTTACAACAAGTAATATAGAATTTAAAGACGATATTAATAATGGTACTAATACCATTACAATGTCTATGCTTTCTACTGATGTACTCTCCTTTAGTGGAGACTCGGGACAGTTATTCTCTATTTCTGATAGCCTAACAGGAACTATTTTTTCCGTAAATGATATTTCCGGTATTCCTTCTGTAGAAGTGGACGATGACGGAACTATAAGACTAGCAGAGTTTGCTGGTAATATTCTAGTAGGATCTAATACAGATTACGCCCCGTTTGGACACAGTCAAAAACTTCAAGTAACTGGCAACACCAGTGTATTAGGAGATCTTTATTTAACTAGTACTAGAGATGATCCCGGTGCATCGCCATCTCTGACTTTTTATAGAAACAGCGCCTCCCCTGCTGATGGCGACTACTTGGGTCAGATCCTGTGGTATGGTAAGGATGATGGACTCAGCGATGAATTATATGCTTTAGTTGCTGCTAAAATTTTAGATGCTAATAACTCGACAGAAGATACAGCAATTGAAACTGTAGTTAGGGGCAATGGATCATTCACCTTTGTAAGCAGACAAACATCAGATGAACTTCAACTAATAAATGGTGTCGGATTAAGTGTCAATGGAAGTATAACTGTAGATGGTACAGTAGATGGTCGTGACGTAGCAGCAGACGGTACTAAACTTGATGGCATTGAAGCAGGAGCTACCGCAGATCAAACAGCTAGTGAAATTTTAACTGCTATTAAAACTGTAGATGGGTCTGGTTCTGGTTTAGATGCTGATTTGTTAGATGGACAACAAGGTGGTTACTACACGCAGACAGTATCTGATACATCTTTAAACAGCGGAAATGATTTGAACAGCCTCACGGATGGTTATTATAGTTGGACTTCTAGTCAGCCGACTAATAGTCCCGGTGATAATTATATGATATTGCTTCAAGTAAGTGATGGTGGACAACCACAACAGTTAGCATGGGGCGGAAATAGCAATGGTAAAATGTATATGCGCCGCAGAGATAGTGGCACTTGGAATAGCTGGACTAAGGTATGGACAAACGCTAATGACGGTGCCGGGTCTGGATTGGATGCTGACTTGTTGGATGGTCAACAAGGCAGTTACTACTTAAACACATCTACATCTTTTGGTGGCGATGTGTCTGGAACATACAACAATATTGTTGTCAGTGACGACAGCCATAATCATAGCTCATCATCAGGTAACTTTACTGTAGGTGGTGACTTAACTGTGAGTGGTGGTCAGGTTGGAGTAGATACTGTCAGCACAAGACACAAATATTCAGTTTATGGATCTTCCAGTCAATATGCTATTGGTATGCAGTCAGGAATAACCTTTGGCGGTTTAGCAGATTGGGGTATGACTTTCCAGTTCAACAATGATAATGATAGAGGATTTTGGTGGGGCGACGAATCTCATAGTACTGCTCAAGGTGCTATGGCACTTACTACCAATGGTAAACTCACTGTTGCTCATAGTACTAGAATAGGCTACGGAGAAACCGACACAACTATTCCGGGATCTACTCATAGGGTTGATGTAAACGGTTCAGTAAACGCTACAACTTATCACGGTGATGGTTCTAATCTTACTGGTATATCAGCAGGTGGCGGTGCTACTGGTGGAGGATCTGATAAGATATTCCACAATAACGATCAAACAGTAACGACTAGCTACACTATCCCATCCGGACAGAATTCCATGACTGCTGGTCCAATTAGTATTAATAGTGGTGTGACAGTAACAGTACCTTCAGGTTCGGAGTGGACTATCGTTTAATGAGTTATTTTCGAGTTGAAAAGTCTGAAGAGTATGATTCTTGGTTGGTTGTTCAGAATAGTAATGATATGATTATAGTGGGGTTTAACAAAGCTAAATATGCACATAGAACAAAAAACTTCCTAAATAGTGGTGGAGCATTTGATGGTATTGTTCCTTCATTTTTTTGCACGGAAGTTGAATTATTCGACGGGGATTTAAATGTCTGCAAACAAAAATCTGAGTAAATTAGCTTTAAAGGTTAATACTAGCGGTGAAGTTACAGACGCTGGGTTGGAATCAACCTACGTATCAAATGCATTTTTTCAGGATTCCACGAATCCCAATCTAGTATCAAACGGATATTTCGAATCTGTATATACTGCTTCTGATGTCTTAACAAAGATTAAGACGGTAGATGGCGCTGGCTCTGGTTTAGATGCCGATACTTTAGATGGGGCAAATTCGACTTTTTTCACAAACGCCTCTAACATCAATACTGGCACTCTTGCCACTGCAAGGTTATCTGGCACGTATCCGATTAGCATTTCTGGTTCTGCTGATAGACTTGATGGACTTCAAGGAACGGACTTTACATCTAACAACTATGTACAAGGCAGATTCACGTCTAATAATCATATAACGACCAGAATTGGTATCAGGGCAACTAATACATATGTTCAGGGAACATTTAGCTCCAATAACTATCTTCAGGCACAGCTTGGAACAAAGTTAAACTCCTCTTCATATACTGCATCTGACGTTCTCACAAAAATTAAGACTGTAGATGGTGCTGGATCTGGTTTGGATGCCGACTTGTTGGATGGAAAGACATCAACCGATTTCACATCTAATACATATGTTCGGGGAACATTCAGTTCCAACAACTATCTTCAGGGAACATTCAGTTCCAACAACTATCTTCAAGCACAACTAGGAACAAAGTTAAATTCTTCATCCTATACTGCAGCAGATGTCTTGACGAAGATCAAGACTGTAGATGGTGCTGGATCTGGTTTGGATGCTGATTTATTGGATGGAAAGACATCAAATAATTTTACATCTAATAGTTACGTTGAGGGTAGATTTTCATCCAATAACTATGTTAAATCTATTTTCACGTCTAATAACTATTTTCAAGAAAATGTGTTCCCTGTCGGCGCTGGATCTGATAAGGTTTTTTATGAAAATGATCAAAATGTTACAACAAACTACACAATCACGACAGGAAAGAATGCTATGTCTGCTGGACCGATAACGCTTGATCCCGGAGTCACTGTCACAATTCCTTCTGGATCTGAATGGAGTATAACATAATGAGTGTATTAAAGGTAGGAGCATTAAAAAGTCCTAGTGCATCATCTAACAATATTGTTTTGAATTCTGACGGTACTATCTCTTCAGGTGGTGGTGGAGCTATTCCTTCCAATACATATATTACCGGAACATTTGTTTCGAACAACTATTTTGAGAATGAAAAAGTTATTTTAGGATCTTTTTTAGATATATCTGATTATAACCTATCCTCTTTGGGTGGATCTTTAATTCATGCATCGGCAAATGGTGGTATCGGTGGCAATACCTATTCAATTCCTAGCACAGCTTCTGCTGTTTATATCTGGGTACAAGGTGCTGGTGGCGATAGTGGATCAGCAAGAACAAGAGACGCTGCATCGTCCACAGCAGGAGGAAACGGCGGTGGAGGATCCAAGGTGGCTACTAAGATTACTATAGCACATCAACCTCACACCACTTTATCTGATTTGTATTTTGAATTTAATCCTCAAGGTGATGCTGTTGTATATATAGGAACATCCAATTCCGGTGTAGAGATTGCTAGAGGATATAAAGGGCTTAAAGGTGAAGATGTGGATTCAGCAAGTACTAACATCTATGGAGAGAGTGGTGATATACAGACCAACGCCTCTGGCGTATCCGTAACAACAACGGGTCCATCATCTTTTACACAAACAACCATTACTTCCAACACTGCAATTGGAACCTTGGGTAAGCACTTTCCAAAATTCATTGGATCGTATGTGGAGCATGGGGCCACTGGCACGCCATATGAGGAAAACACCACTACCAACCAAGGCGTATCTGGAAGAGGATTGTTCTCAGAGGGATTAACTCATCCCGCAGTTTTTTTAGGTACTAATCCAGCTGATACCCTTCCGGGTGTGAACGCACATGCAATACCGTGGGCCTTTGGTGTCGGAGCTGTTGGGCCACATTGTGTTGATATGGCAGGTAATGCGTCCGCCTTTACTGTGGCAGGATCCGAAGGTGGATATGCTTGTGCGGTTATTATTGTCAGATAAGAAATAGGAAAGATAAATGAGTAAATTAAGGCTTTATGGTTCTACATCTGGTTATAATGAAATAACTGTACCTGCGGTAGCTGATAACTCTGAGATTAATGTTGCAGGACTTGCAAGTAACACATATGTTCAATCCATTGCTTCCATTCCTTCTGGGACAAAACAACTATTTGTGCAAACTGCTGCTCCTACAGGATGGACTAAAGACACTACTCATAACAACAAAGCAATGAGAGTTGTTTCTGGTACTGCTGGGTCTGGCGGTTCTGATACCTTTACGTCCACTTTTGGTCCCGGTAAAACTACAGCAAATCACACGCTGACAGAATCAGAAATGCCCGCTCACGTCCACCCCATTGACATACGACAAAACGGCACTGGATCGGGAGGTAGAGTTGGTGGTACTAGCCTTACAGGTGTAACTGGACCCGTAAACTCCCTAAGCACTGGTGGTAGTGGAGCACACTCTCACAATTTGTCTGGATTTGATCTACAGTATGTAGATGTAATTATAGCAACTAAGGATTAATTATGAAACTCACTATTGTCATCGAAGATAAAGTTATCGTAAAAGACGGAAGCGGTATTAATTTCTCTAATAATCTAAATGATTACATTACTTCTAGCATTCCTTCTGATATTCATGCCTTGCAATGGAAAGAAAACACAGGTGAGATTGAATATGTAGAACATGGTAGAGCTAATGAAACTATATCAGTCCTTCCTGATTGGGCTAATGAATGTGTAACACTTCATTCGACCACAATTACTCAATTAGAAAATGAACTTGCAGAGTTAGCAAATACATCTAACACGGATATTTCTGGATGAAGATTGAAGCAAAACAAAACTGCCCTCTAAATAACTTCGAACCTTGCAAACAGTTGGAATGTGCTTGGTTTATTCAGTTAAGGGGAACAAACCCCAATACTGGTAAAGAAGTTGATGAATGGGGGTGTGCTATGGCTTGGCAACCTATTCTTGCAGTCGAAAACTCTCAACAAATGAGACAGACTGGTGCTGCTATAGAAAGTTTTAGAAATGAGGTTGTTAAAGAAAATGAGAGAAATTTATTACTCTTTAATAGCAAAGAGAACGACACGGTAAAAGTTATCCCGCAAGATGTTGATTAGTTAAATTAGTATAAAATTTTAGGATAAGATATGCCAACAACATTATCAGGATCTTCTATTAGTACTAGCACCATATCAGGATCTACAATTTCAGTGAGCGGTACTCTATCCGGTTCCGATATTAATGCAACTGATGATTTGTCGATTGGTGGGATTGCAACAGGTAGTTCTACAACGCAAACAGGTAGCTATACGTGGGATGTAACCGCTCATCAAACGGCCATCATTACAGCTAGTGGATCAACGACGGTAACGATATCAAATGCTTCATCGTTACCAGTAGGCGCTGGCGTAACGATGGTTGTAATTGATGCTTCATCTGCCTCTCTTACAATATCCGCATCACCTACGCCAAAGTACGTTGGTGGTGAAGCTCCTGCGCTTAATGGCACGGCAGGTGAATATCTTATTGCTGGTCTTTTGCATGTAGGCAGTGGTCAATTGTTAGTTTCCTACGTAACGGCATCCTGACATGTTTGGTCTATTTGGGTATCCAAATGTAATGACCCTCAAACAGTCCTTGTGGGATGGTACTGCTAACTTCCTGATTATTGGTGGCGGCGGAGGAGGTGGTGGTGTTATCGACGGTGGTGGTGGTGCTGGAGGTTATCGTACATCTTGGGGAACTGGTGCTGATGGCACTGGTGGTAACTCCGGAGGATTAAGCTCACTGGAAACTTCTCTAATTTTAAGTGAAGGAACAGCTTACTCTATTACCGTAGGACAAGGCGGCGAAGGTGGACTTGGTTGGAATGCAAGCGCTAATATAAGAGGACATAAGGGTAGATCAACCAGTATTAGTGGTGCCGATATCACAACTATAACATCTGACGGTGGTGGTGGCGGTAAGGGGTTTAACTATACTGGCAGCACAGAGAAAAATGGTGGTTCTGGTGGCGGTGGTGCATATTTCACTGGTGGAGGAACTGGAACCGCTGGTCAAGGTTTTGATGGCGGAACATCATCTAATGATAGTGGATCTGGCGGTGGTGGTGCTGGAGCGGCTGGTTCAGATGCCCCGGTCAGAACAGCAGCGGGCGATGGTGGGGATGGTCTTGCTTCTACCATTACTGGTGCATCAATTACTCGGGCTGGTGGTGGCGGCGGTGGCATTAGAGCAGCTTATGGAACAACAAATGGTATAGGCGGCGTCGGCGGTGGTGGTGACGGTGGTGTTGGATCACGGAATGCGTATCCTTCATTACCATACGGCACAGTTACTACCACAAGTGCAACTCACGGTCGATCACAATACGGCGGTGGGGGAGGTGGCGCTGGGTATAACGGTACAGGTAGTAGTGCTATAACAGGCGGTAATGGTGGTTCTGGTATAGTTATTTTAAGACTTCCCAAGGAAGCTAATTACAGCGCAGCACAATTGACCGCTGACGTAAGCTCTGCTAGTAACTGTACAGCAACGTATTCAACCGCTGCTGATGGATCTGGTGATCACGTTATCTCGTTTACTGTAGCTACAGAAGATCCATATGACGGTGTGACTGCTAACGATGGTACAGCCACATGGACGCCATTCTCATAGGTTCGGGGATTGTTGTCATCCGTTACCAAAATTAATCTAATTATACGTAGGATAAAAAATGTTTAACTTATTGAAGAGGATAGGATTCCTCACTTTATTGTTTACCCCTTCTTTGACTCAGGCCGAAGAGATTCTGCCTGAGTTTTTTTTGCATGATTTCTACAACACCACAATTCTTTATATTGGATATGAAAGAGGATGTGGGACAATAAACGAAAAAATATTTAGTTTTATTGTTAGAGGTGCAACCGATTTTTTGATGGGCGAACAAAACTGGACTAGAGAAGAAACGTTAAGTTTTTTGAAGTCTGCGGCACTTCAAATTCATCAGACAACAAATATGTATATTGATAAACATGGTTGTGACAGGTTTAATTTTATTGTCATAGAGAATAGAGATGACTACAAGATTTTAAAAGATGCTTTTGAGATCTATTCGTTTGAAGAACCTGTTGACAAGAGCCAGATCACTCCTTTATAAATTCTCGAATGAAATATAGCAATCCTTGGAATGGAAAGAGTCAGTTTTATAAGGGAAGGAGGAAACTACCTTCTGCTAAAACTGATAAAGAATATCAAGATTATCTTAAAAGAAAAAAAGATAAGTCTAAAGCAATGGATTATAAAACTTGGTGTAAGGACCAAAGACGTAAATTTGGTTTGTTCTAGTGCTTGACGCCATGAACGCTATCCTTTATAAATATAACTGTCTTCGATGAGGACTCGACAAAAGTTATAAATTTGGTATGTTCTGAATTTAAAAATTAAAAAATTCCTTAATCTCTTCATCGGAAAATCTTTGTTTAGCTAAATTTGCTGAATAGCAAACCCATTGTACGTTGCCTTTAACATAACCATCAGTGTGGGCGATTCTGTCAATAGACGCAGTGTATGGAGTCAACGCCCCTTTTTGTCCCTCTCTGAGAAGAAGGGGGTTTCCCGTCAGAGCACAATTTCCCTCTTGTTCATCCCACAAACTTTGTAAATACTTTTCATCAAGATCGAAGTTATAATTTCTATTTCGAGCCTTGTTCATGTGCTGTGTGAATTTCCCAGCCTTCTTACGGCCTCTAAGACCTTTTAAATGGTTTAATTTATTTTCTGTCATAATATAATTATTGGTATTGTGCCAAGACCTGTTGCAAGATCTGGAGCAGAACCACATGTCGTCAAGACGACCTTTTTTTGTTTGACGATTATATTCCTTTACAGCTAGAGGAAATTCGGTAGAACATTTTTTACAAATCTTCATTATAGTTCTTGACATTGAATTTAGACCTTTTATAAATAAGTTTATCAGTTGATGATATTGATGTAATGCTGGATGAGACAGGAGTGCAAATCTCCTCACCTCCACCATTAATCTCCTCTACTCCACTATTTAGAGGAGATTAATATTGGGGGTGAATTAGGATCGATCAACAGAGGTAGCTGAAGTTAGACTGATCGTTTGATACCGTAAGTATCACTTAAAATAGTTGCTAATAACTATGACAAACCTTCCTTAGCTCTTGCAGCATAAGGGGTGGGTCCGATGGGAACCTAGAAACAGAATCCCATCACTTAAATCCCGAACGGGACGATTCTCCTGAAAAATACAGAAATTAACACAAAATCAACCTGAACGGGATGATATTAAATCTTTTGTGGACAGTTAATATATGGTTTTATATAAATAGTATATTAACTTTCTAGGAGGTAATTATGAAAAAATTACTATTATCTACTCTTGCTGTATTTGCAACGT